TGATCTCAGACCGTTCTGGTCAGAGATTTCCATATCAAGAAATGGTTCAAGAATGGAATGGATCATGGGTACATATTTCTGAATATGAAAAGAAGCATCCACAATTAGAACCTAAACCACATCAAGCTGATCCTGAAGGATTACAATATGCTCATCCTGATAGACAAGAGCCACCAGTAATTATTGAATTAACACCAAATCCTTTTACAACTATTAAGTATGCAGGTTCTACTTATATTAATGTTTATTCAGAAGATCATGGAAGATCTACTGGTAATGTTGTTAGATTTAGAGGACCTCCTGAAGTTGTAATCCCGGGCACGCCTACGCGCGAGACTTCATTTGAATTAGTACCTTCATTTGATGGTGTTACAGATATTTCAAATGCAAATGGTTTTACGATTACAGTTGGAAAAATTGATTCATCTGGTATTGTTGGAGATCCATTGAATTATTTTTATTTCTTAAGTACAAGTACAGCAACAACAGGAAATGTTTCTGGTGGTGGAGCACAATGTTCTGCAGGTCCAGTAACTTTACAAGCTTAATATGACATACGCAGAACTAGTTACAAAAATAAGAGATTACACAGAAGTAGATTCAAATGTGTTTACAGCAACTATTGTCAATGGTTTTATATTAGATGCTGAATTTAGAATTTTAAGAGAAGTAGATTCTGATAATAATAGAAAATATGCAACAGCTTCTGTTATTGCAGCTCAACCTTACGTAAGCACACCTCTTTTAACAGATCAAACTTTGATTATAAGAGAAGCTCAAATCATTCCAGGAGGTGCATATACAGGGCCTAATGCTGTAGTAGAATATAGAGATACTGGATTTATTAATGAATATAACAGCACTAATGCACAAGGATTACCTAAATATTTTAGTTATTGGGATGAACAAACAATAGTATTAGCCCCAATTCCAGACTTGACATACACTATGCAATTAAATTATATCTTGAAGCCAGCAGGATTATCTGTTAGTAATACGACAACATATTTAAGTAATCAGTTTCCCACTGGTTTATTGTATGCGTGCCTTGTTGAGGCATACGGGTTTTTAAAGGGTCCGGCAGACATGATACAATTTTATGAACAAAAGTATCAAAGTGTGCTACAAGGATTCTCTATTGAACAAATGGGAAGAAGAAGACGAGATGAATACCAAGAAGGTTCACCTCAGATTCAAAAACAAGGATAGGAAAATATTATGGCAATAACACAAGCAGTAGCAAATTCGTTTAAAGGACAACTTCTACAAGGTCAGCATAATTTTACTGCGACTACAGGAAATGTTTTTAAACTTGCTCTTTACACTTCTGCAGCAACTTTAAGTTCAGCGACAACAGTTTACACTTCAACAAATGAAGTTGCTAACACTGGTCAATATGTAACAGGTGGTGGAGTTTTATCAAATGTATCACCGGTTGTTTCAAGTGGAGTTGCATTTATAGACTTTGCAGACATATCTTTTACTGGAGTTACTTTAACTGCAGCAGGAGCTTTGATTTATAATACATCAAACACTAACGCAGCAGTTGCTGTATTAAGTTTTGGTGGAGATAAAACTGCAACATCTGGAACTTTTACAATTCAGTTTCCAGCAGACACATCATCAGCAGCTATTCTAAGAATCGGCAACGCATAATAGGAGTAACCTATTATGGCTAACGGTTGGAATGAGCTTAGTTGGAGTAGTGGATCTTGGAATCAATTAAATAATGTAAATCAATCTTTAACTGGTTTACAACAAAATATTTCATTAAATTCTGTTGACGCATTTCCAAATGAAGGTTGGGGATCTGATAGGTGGGGTATTGAGAATTGGGGAGAAAGCGGATTAAAAGTAAATGTTACAGGAAATGCTCTTAGTATAAGTCTTTTACCTAGAAATGGATGGGGAGAATTAACTTGGAATTCTTCAATTAATAATTGGGGTGGTGTTGGAGTAGCAGAAGTAGCACTTGGTATACAACAAGATGTTACAGGACAACAATTAAATTTAACATTAAATTCAGTAACAGAAGTTATAACCGTAGATGCATTCGTAACAGGATTACAACTAAATACGTCATTAAATGAAGTAGATGTTGGCCCTGATGCAAACGTTACGGGAGAACAATTAAACTTATCTGTAGGAACAGTTGAAGCTTACAATAGACAAGGCTGGGGAAGATATTATTGGGGTGAAGAAGTTTGGGGTGCTGATGGTATATGGGAATTTGTTTCTGTTACAGGTCAACAATTAAATATTTCACAAGGTAATGAAGATATAGATGTAAGTGTAACTGTTGAAGTATCTTCTATATCTCCTGTAGGGTGGGGAGTTGTAGGATGGAGCGAACAAAGTTGGAATGATTCAGAGGTAGATTTAACACAAGAAATTGCTCAAGGTGAAGTAGATCCAAGTCCAGATGTTACAGTTGTTGGTATTGGAATGACTGTTACTTTAGACGTTGGAACAGTTGTTATTGGAACAGGTAATGTTACACTAACTGGAGAACAATTAAATATAGCTCAAGGAACTGCAATTGGAGATGCAAATACTATTGCAAGTGTAACTGGAATAGGGTTAAATATAGCAGTAGGTACAGTATTTGCTGGAGGAACTTCTATTATAGAAGTAACAGGAAATGGATTGACTATAGCATTAAATAGTATAAATAATCAAATCTGGACTGAAATAAATACCGGAACTGATGCAACTTGGATAGAGATTGACACAGCCGCTTAAATTTAATAAAATAACAAAATAAGGATTAAAATTATGGCATCAAGTTATTCTACAGACCTCAAACTAGAGATACAAGTAACTGGCGAAAACGCTGGTACATGGGGTGATATTACAAATACAAATTTAATTATTCTTCAACAAGCAATTGCTGGTTATTCAGGTATATCTATTGCAGGTGGTGCTGGAAATACAGATTTAACTTTTTCAAATGGTTTAACTTCAAATGGTAAAAACGCTGTTTTAGAATTAACAGGAACAATTACAGGGAACAGAACTGTAACTATAACTACTGCTTCTGGTGTTACAAATAAAGTTTACGTAATTAGAAATAGCACAGTAGGTGCTTTTACTGTTACAGTATTAATTCAAGGACAAACTGGTGTTACTTTCTCTGCAACAGATAAAGGAACAAAAATTTTATATTTAAATGGAACTGACGTTGTAGATTCTAACATTGGAAAATTATCTAATGATTTTAATCCAACACTTGCAGCAAACTTAAGTACAAACTCAAAAAATATTATAGTTGGAAATACATATGGAATTATAGATGAGAATGCTAATGAACAAATTAAATTTTCAACAACTGCATCCGCTACAAACGAAATTACAATAGCTAACGCTGCAGCTGGATCAAGCCCAGTAATTTCTGCAACAGGTGGAGATACAAACGTTGGATTAACATTAACACCAAAAGGTGATCTTGGAAGAATTACATTAAATGGTGAATCAAAAATATTTGGTGTATTTGAAAATGCTACAGTATCAACTACATATATAACTACATTTACTTACGATGTATTAACACAAGCTGTATATTTTCAAAACGTTAACTTAGGTTCTAACTTTACAGTTAATTTAAGAGGAAATGCTTCAACTGCATTAAACGCAGCATTAAATACGGGTGAATCAGTTACTGTTGCTTTACTTACTAAACAAGACAATACAACATTTTATAATAACGTGATTCAAGTTGATGGAACAACTGTTACAGCAATTTGGCAAGGTGGAGCAGCTCCAACAGGTGGAAATGCTTCATCTACAGATGTGTACACATACACAGCATTAAAAACAGCAGCATCAACATACACAGTATTAGCATCGCAAACGCAATTTAAAGCTTAAGGAGAAGAAAGAATGCCTTTATTAACTACACGCGGAGCTGGATCAGGAAAAGCATTTGGTCTAACAGCTGGTAAAAAAACATTTGGAATTGATTATTTAGTAGTTGCCGGTGGAGGAGGTGGAGCCGCTGGAAACGGTGGTGGAGGAGGAGGTGGAGCAGGGGGTTATAGAACTTCATTTCCAGGAGGTACAAAATTACAACTTTCATTAGATACTTATCCAATAACAGTTGGTGGCGGAGGAGCAGGAGGTTCTCCAAGTCCTAACAATGGAGGTCAAGGAATTCCATCTATTTTTGGATCAATAACTTCAGCAGGTGGAGGTGGAGCAGCCTCTCCAGGAACACCAGGAGGTTCAGGAGGAGGATGTACTTTTGATGGAGGAACTGATGTACCTGGAGGAACAGGAAATACTCCACCAGTTAGCCCACCACAAGGAAACGATGGAGGACAACATTCATTTCCTAGAGGTTATGGAGGAGGCGGAGGTGGAGGAGCAAGTACCGCAGGATCACCTAATCCAGGTCCTAATGGAGGACCAGGTGGTAATGGTTCAGATAACTCAATTAATGGATCACCAACAACAAGAGCTGGAGGTGGAGCAGGAGCAGGAGCTCAAGGTGGCTCTGGAGGAAGTGGTGGACCTGGTGGTGGTGGAAATGGTGGACAACAAACAGCTGGAGGAGCTGGAAGTACTAACACAGGTAGTGGCGGAGGTGGAGGATCTGATGAAATTAGAGCTGGAGGAGCAGGTGGATCTGGTATTGTTATTGTAAGAGCACCTTCCCTTGTATCTTTCTCTGTATCTCCTGGAACAAATTCAACAAGCACTGCACCAAATGGAGATAAAATTGCAACATTTACAGTAAGTGGAAATTTAACAATATCTGAATCATAATATGGCACATTTTGCAGAATTAAATTTAAATAATAAAGTTTTAAGAGTAGTGGTTGCTTGTAATCAAGATATTGCAAACAATGGTGGAGAACAATCTGAACAGGCTGCGGAACATTTTAAAAAAGTATGTCCTTTTTCTGAAAAAGGAGTAAAATGGGTTCAAACTTCTTATAATAATAATTTCAGAAAACAATACGCTGGAATTGGTTACACGTTTGATTCCACAAAAAATAAATTCATTTCACCTCAACCATTCGCATCTTGGTCGCTAGACGCTAATGACGACTGGCAAGCTCCAGTTGCATATCCAACAGTTACAACTTATGGAGATAACATTAAATACTTTATTTCTTGGGATGAAGCTGGACAAAGATGGATAGGTAAGGATAATGAACTTAATGAATTTAAGTGGATTCCATCTTCTTTTTCATGGGTAGCTACAGGAATCTAGCCTTTACTTTTATCTAAAAATTTAATATAAATTAAGTAGAATGCAACTACAGAACTACTATTACTATTTTCAAAATGCACTAACACCTAGGTTTTGTGATGACTTAGTTAAATATGGAATTGCTCAACAAGAGCAATTAGCAATTACAGGTGGTCAAACTGAAAAAATTAAAAAAGGTAAACAACTATCAGATGAAGATTTAAAAGATTTAAAAAAGAAAAGAGATTCTAATATTGTATGGTTAAATGATAAATGGATTTACAAGGAAATACAACCTTATATTCATCAAGCAAATAAATTAGCCGGATGGAATTTTGATTGGGATTTTTCAGAATCATGTCAATTTACAAAATACAAACTAAATCAGTTTTATGATTGGCATTGTGATTCTTGGGATGCTCCATATGCTGATCAAAGTAATAAAGATACACATGGAAAAATTAGAAAATTATCAGTAACATGTTCACTATCAGATCCTAAAGATTATGAAGGTGGAGAATTAGAATTTGATTTTAGAAACATGGATCCTGATAAACCTACAGTTAGAAAATGTGCTGAAATATCACAACGTGGAAGTATAGTTGTATTTCCATCACATGTGTGGCATAGAGTTAAACCAGTTACAAAAGGAACAAGATATTCATTAGTTATATGGAATCTTGGATATCCATTTAAATAAAGGAGAAAAAATGAGTTTTAAAAAAGATAAGTATGTAATTATTAAAGAAGCAATATCAGAAGATCTTGCAAAGTTTTGTTATGATTATTTCATGATGAAAAGAAATGTTGCAAGAACTATGTTTGATACAAGATACATAAGTCAATTTACCGAATACTTTGGTGTATGGAATGATCAACAAGTTCCAGATACTTATTCACATTATTCTGACATCGTAATGGAAACATTACTTGTAAAATTACTTCCTATCATGGAAAAAACAACAGGATTAAAATTAAACTCTAATTATTCATACGCTAGAATTTATAAAAAAGGAGATGTATTACATCGTCATAAAGACAGGTTCTCATGTGAGATATCTACAACTATGCATTTAGGTGGTGGTTGTTGGCCAATATATTTAGAACCAGATGCATCACAAGGTGGTGTTGATGAAAAGACAGGTAACTACAAAGCATCAAAATCTAAAGGTGTAAAAGTAATGTTACAACCTGGTGATATGTTAGTGTATCGTGGAAATGAATTAGAACATTGGAGAGATAAATTATCTTTTGATGATTGTGGTCAAGTATTTTTACATTACAATAATGTTGAAACTAAAGGATCTAAAGAAAACATATATGATAGGCGTCCACATTTAGGACTTCCAAGTTGGTTTAAAAAATAATGTTATACTATTATGAATAGTATAAAATATTTATATGGTTTACCCATTTATTTAGAAAAAATAGATCCAAAAACATATCAAAAAAATAAAATATTATCTCAAATAAAAAAAAATTATAGTATATCTCATGAAAGAAATAATTGGAGTAAAAATTCACATTTAAAAACAGATATTCATCATTCTATCTTAGATGATGAAAATAAAAAATTTAATAAAATTAATTATTATAATTTAGTAAATGAATATAAAAAAATAATAGATAATTTTTTTAAAAAAACTAATTTAAAAAATAGTTTTAATTTTAAATATAATATTGTTAATTATACTTGTTCAAATCAAAATTCTTTTATGATACCGCATATTCACGGAGATTGTTCTTTTTCTCTTGTTCATTATATTAGTTTTGATAAAAAACAACATATTCCTACTATTTTTAAAAGCCCTTATTATTTTAGTAATTTATTGCCAAATAATGAAAAATTAAAAAATATATTTGATTGTAAATTTGAAGAAAATAGTTGGTTAAATAAAGAATGGGTTTTTGATACTGAAGAAGATGATGTCGTAATTTTTCCAGCAATATTAGAACATTATGTAAGAAATCTAAACAGTGAAAAATTAAGAATAACAATTTCTGTTAATATTAGTATAGAAAATTTGAATGGTTAGAGGAAGAAAAAAATAGTATATTTCTTATTTTTTTAATGTATAAAGGAAGGCTTATGCCTTTACAGAAGATACAATTTAAGCCAGGATTTAATAAACAACAAACTGCAACCGGAGCCGAAGGGCAATGGATTGATGGTGATAATATAAGATTTCGTTACGGTGAACCACAAAAAATAGGTGGATTCCAACAACTCGTTTCTAGCACCTTAGCAGGTCCCGCGCGTGACCAGCATACATGGACAGCATTAGATGGTAAAAGATATGCAGCTATTGGAACTTCTAAAATATTAGCTATTTACTACGAACAAGATTTTTTTGATATTACACCACTTGGAACAGCTTTAACCTCTTGCACTTATACATCAACAACTGGATCAGCAACAGTTACAATTAATAAAACATCACACGGTTTAGAGGTTGGTGATTATATTATCTTTACAAGTGTCACAACTCCAGGAGCACCTACAACAAGTTATACATCAGCAGATTTTACAACCAATACTTTTGAAGTTAAAACAGTTCCAACAGCTTCAACTTTTACAGTTACAATGCCCTCTAATGAAACAGGCACTGGTGTTACTGCAGGTGGATCTTTAACAACAACTCCATATATTTTTATAGGTCCAACATTTCAAACTCCTGCATTTGGTTACGGTACAGGATATTGGGGTGGAACAATTCCAACATCAGCTGCAACTACATTAAATGGTGGAATAGATAATATTGTTACAACTATTACAGTTGTTTCAACTTCAACTTTTCCAGCGACTGGAAGAATAGATATTGGAACAGAATTAATTACTTATACAAGTAAAAATGCAACTCAATTTTTAGGTTGTGTTAGAGGAGTAAATGGATCAACAGCTGCATCTCATTTAACAGGTGTTACTGTGACCGATGCAACAAGTTGGGTTGATTGGGGAGAAGAATCAAATACTGCAGGTGTTACACTTGCGCCAGGTTCATGGTCGCTAGATAACTTTGGACAGATTCTAGTTGCTACAGTTAAGAATGGATCAACTTATACTTGGGATCCATCTGCTGCAGGAAGATTAAGTGTAAGAGCTACGATAGTTGCTAATGCTCCAACAACTTCAATTTGTTCTGTTGTATCAGATAGAGACAGGCATTTATTTTTATTTGGAACTGAAACTACAATTGGAGATTCAACAACTCAAGATCCAATGCTTATAAGATTCTCAAATCAAGAAGATATTAATACTTGGGCTCCAACAGTTACAAACACTGCAGGTACATTTAGACTAGATACTGGAAATGAAATTATTGGAGCTGTACAAGGTAAAGATTATGTTTTAGTTTTAACAGATCAAGCAGCATATACCATTCAGTTTGTTGGCCCTCCATTTACATTCTCAATAAGACAAGTTGGAACTAACTGCGGATGTATTGGTCAACATGCAATGGTGTTTGCACAGGGTGCTGTATTTTGGATGGGCTTTGGTGGTGGTTTTTTTGCATTTGATGGTACTGTTAAACAATTACCATCACTCGTTGAAGACTTTGTATTTACAAGTGATGGAGATAATTTAGGAATTAACTATGATGCAAGTCAAATTACTTACGCATATCACAATAGTTTATACAATGAAGTTGGTTGGAATTACGCAAAAGCAGGTGTGACTCAGTTAGATAGAAATGTAGTTTATAACTTTGTTGAAAATACTTGGTCAGTTGGATCTTTAGCTAGAACAACTTATAATGATGCAGTTACTTTTGATTTACCTTACGCAACACAATATATCACAAATGGTACACCAACGTTTCCTACCATTAATGGTGTAACTAATACTTATGGTTCATCTAAATACTGGGCACAAGAAACTGGTGTAAATGAAGTAGATGCAAGTGGCAATGCAACAGCTATTGCTGCTTATATTAAATCAGGAGATTATGACATATCAGAACAAGGTTTAGGTGGAGATGGTCAATTAATTATGCGTGTTAAAAGATTTATTCCGGACTTTAAGAGCTTAGAAGGCAATGCAAAAATAACTTTATTTTTTAGAGATTATCCAGCAAATAGTGAATCAACACCTTCTACAACACCACCATTGATTACTGGACCTTTTACAATTACATCTTCAACTGATAAGGTAGATACGCGCGTACGAGGAAGACAGGTAAGTTTAAAAATTGAAAATGATGCAGTTAATGAAACTTGGAGGTATGGAACTTTGAGATTAGATATTGAAGCAGGCGGAAGAAGATAATGGCAAAAATTACAGCTTATATACCAGAACCAACGGATACTTATGATGTTAATAATCAAAGACAAATACTTGAATCACTTAACACAATTAAGAATCAGCTTAACTTTGGATATCAACAAGATTTAATTAACGAACAAGCAGCGATGTTA